TCCGGAGGTATTGTAGATGCCAGTGAAGTTCGACGTGCCAGAAGTAGCAAGATCTATGACTGACCCCGTCAGCGCAACTCCCGTGCTTTCGATTGTCGAAATGCGGCTGCTATATCCAACGCCAGATCCTGCAAGGGAAGAAACGGAACCCGTCAGAGCAACCCCAGTGGATTCGATAGTCGAAATGCGACCATCATTTAAATCTATTCTGGCTCCACTAGTAGCGCTGAAGGACGTTCCTGCTGTGGTTTGTGTAGTACCATCGCTGAACGCTACTCCGCTTACCCCAAGCTTTACTCCAGTTAGTGAAGCTATGTTCCCAGTAGTAAAAACGGCGCCACTAGCAGGGTACGTTATAAAGGCGGTGGCACTTCCGGAAAGGTAGATGGGAACACCGTCTCCGCTCGCTCCCGCCAACACGGTGTCCCTAGTCAGAGTATTTGAGCTATAGGTTCCTATGCCAACTTCCCAGTTGGTGGATTCTTCTATAGCATAAAATGTCTGCGTACCGTTATCCAAAACAGAGAAATTCTGATAGCCCCCGAAGGAACTATCAAGCGTTATCGTTCCCGCCCCTGTAGTGGTGGTCCCCTGTTTTACCCTATCTCTTACGAATAGCATCGTCGAATAACCCCTATCATTTTACTTGAAGAATATATCGAGGTCTCCGCTTGTGAAAGAGAAGGTATCTCCATTGGTAACATTTTTAGCCGTAGTAAGTTGTCCATAAAGTAATATATTGTCGGCTGTACCGGAGCCGTCAACAATAAATACCCCAGAAACATATCCCCAATTAGAAGTAGCCGTAGGAAATGTAAGATCTTGAAAATTGTGTGTTTGACCGGAAGTAGCTGGGGCTGCCCAATAAGCCGTTCCGGGCCCTCCAGAAACCCTAGCATATGATCCGCCGCTAAGCTCTTGACTAAAACTGCCACTTTCCAACGAACCAGAACTATAATTCCCAACCAAGCCCATGTATAGAGTAGAGGGAGAAGAGAAAGTAATATTTTTAAAGATATGGCCTATTAGTCCAGACTCTAAATAGTGTGACATTGCAGACATCTTTTTCTCCTGTGCCGTTAATTAATAAGGGTTGGAAATGTAATGGCGTCTGGAAAAATAGACTTTTCATCACTATCTTTCTTCTCGGGAATGGCTCCTTCGATTGGAAATTTTAAGATGTCTTCTAGACTGGGAACTTCAAGGTTTGTATCAAGAGCCCATCCTATATCCTGACTATCCGCCCACCTTTTCATTCGGCGTACAGGGACGATGAGGTTGAACGTTTCTCCAGCACCACGAACAAGCATTCCGACATATTGACCGCCCTTGCCTTCGGATCTTTCTGAAAGAAAGACTCCTCCTCCAGAACTTCCCGGAAATGCAGTTACTGTAGTCTGGTCGAATACAACTCCGTCACCACTTCCTAGATTAAGAACTCTCCCAACCTGCGATATGATGCCTCTTGTCATTGAATTTGAACCCTGCTGACCCAACAGAGATCCTACGTGATATAGTTCGGTCCCAATAGGTATAGGATTTTCCGAAATACAAAAATCTACATTCTGTTGAATGAAGTCTCTTTTTCTAACCATTAAAAGGGCCAAGTCTTCTCCTTCTTCGGAGGGACTGTATTTAATAACCTTCGCATCCATTTTTAACTCACCAACCCGGCGTCCATTTTCTATTAATTCTTTAACGACCTGAGCGTCTTTAAACTCTACTACTTTTATTTGTCTGCCATCTTTAATTATAGTTCGGACAGATCTGAGATTGTCAATAACATGACCAGCCGTCCATACAAAGTTAATCTTTTCTATTTTGTTTGGGCCCACTCTAACATCTCTAGTAATAATTACACCAGACCCTTCGCTGTATCCTGACTTCACTGTTACTGAAATATCCTGAAGTTTTTTATAGAGGGCTTCGTCAGCTTTTACTTGAGCAGACAAAGCGATTATCAAAGAAGCAAATACGAAAAAAATTTTTTTGGCTATCATTTTTACAACCTTTCCTTTTTAATGAAAAAAACCGCCTTTAGCAATACCAGATATAAAGGATCACCAAAGACGGCTTATTTTTTTTTAATCACAGAAGAGTAATCTTAGAATGCACCAAGAAGCACTCGTCTGTTGTCTAGAACGGCAAAGCCGTGCTCAGCCCATCCATAAAGACCTGCTCTCCTCTGTCGATGAAGGGTATCGTCCTCAAAGATCTGAACGTCTTCACGAACCGGCATCACAAAGCTGTCGTTTGTTCTAAGATCTAGACCCACGAGTACTTCATTGTCGCCAGCAGGCAAGCTGCCGCTTAGATCAGCCGTATAGAAGTTCTGATACTCTTGGCCTTCACCAAGCTCATCCAAATCATGCAAGTTGACTTGGAAGATTCGAAGGAGCAAACCTCCCTCTTGAGTAATGAGTTCACGTCGGGTGATGGGATCAACTTCATCAACACCCCAATTGCGGATGTCTTCGATGCCTTCCGGACTCAAATACAGGTCCGTAAGCTGGCCTCGATTGATGGAGGTGCTGTTTCCGCCCCCGTTTCGACGCATAACCGTCTTCATTAATGAAACAAGTCGCTTTGAGAAAACGCCTGAAGCAGCGTCTGCATCATAAACCAAAATATTACGATCAACGCCAGCGGCTAGCATTGTGTGCCAGCCATCATCATTCGCCTTCTTAACGAACTGACTTTCCATAACGCTCATAGCACGACCTACGACATCCCATCTAGCATCACGAGCATACTTCAAAAGCCAATCTATCGAAGCACCAACGTCATAGGTAGGAACCATGACATAGTCACCTTCGACGTGTCTCTCTGGAATACGTCCGTGGTTAGGAATGGTATATGCTACAAAATCTTTCTCCGTTCCGGGAGCGAGGAAATCCAATGGGAATTCACTGGTGCTGCCGGTTTCCAGACGGATGGCTTCAAATATACCGTCTAGAATATTTCCGCTCATAACCCCTTTTCGGAGTGGCAACTCAAGAGCTTTAGCAAGCTCGGCTGTCGCGGAAAGAGACTCCTCCCTTTTGAGTGATCCTGCTCTTACAAGCAGCTCATTCATTTCGGGAGTTGGCTCAAAAAACTTTTTGTTAGCCATTTCTTATCTCCTAAGTTTTATTAATTAATTACCATGTGATGTCGATTTGGACCTTAGCGTACCCATCTTCGTCTTTGATGGACAGTAAGCGACCAACTCTAGGACCACCATTATTAGTGACCGACATAGACCCGGCATACGTGCCATCGAGGGTAGTCACATACAGGGAAGAGCCAATATTGGCGGCTGTAGGTGTGCCGGAAACATTATTTGTCACAACGAAACCACGTTGTAGTAACAAGACCTTACTTCCCAGTTGGACTTCGTCCTTCTGGAAGTTAAGATGTTGCCTCGTGAGGTCGAGGTTTACGACATCGTTAAGTAAGAGGCCAGCGGGCGCTTGCAAATCTGCGGGAACGGTTCCCGTAGGAGCCTGAACTCTCTGGTTAGAGGAGTCCATTGCCGAGCCAGAGCCTGCCTGACCGATATCAAACATAACAATTTTACCTCTTTCACCAGTTTCATTCATGAAGAAACTAAGATCTGTGAGGTGTTCATTTCTATCTGGTTTAAGTGCCATTGTGTTTATTCTCCTAATTCTTGATTAAGAACGTAAGTATTTACCCACTCACGAAGATTGGCACGAACATGATTTGACTCATCCTCTACCTCTTCGGAAGCAACCGACATGTCAATTGTTTCCTCGGCAGAAGCTGTTTCAAGCACTTCTTCGTCAACCTCAGAAGCCTCTTCGTAGTCTTCTGAATCAGCTTGTGCAGCTTTGGCGTCCGTATCAACTTCAGCCTTGCTATCTTTCTTCTTCTTTTTGAAGGGATTGCCTTCATCTTCGTCTTCGTCGTCAGCAGCTTTCTTACGCATGTAAGCGGATTTCAAGGTTTCCGCCATTGCCGCGAATTGATCATCGCTCAGACCGTCAAAAATGTCGATCTTTGCAGCAGCCTCTTCTTCAGAAAGACCAACTTCAATAAGCGTAGCCATTCTTTCGGCTTTGACTTTCTCTTGTTCCATGGATTTAATCAGATCTTCTACCTTTGTTCTGGCTTCAGTCTCTACTGAAAGCTTAGCTTCCAGCTCCTCTGATTTAGAAGCTTCTGCTACCAAGTCTTCGTTAAGTTTATTAAAGGCGTCACTCAGAGCTTCCGATGTTTCGTTAAGCTCTATGATCTGCTTCTCTAAACCTTCAACGTTTGCCTTGGACAGCTTGTCTACAAGCTCCTTATTTTCAGCCTGAACATCAGCTAGAGCTTGTTTAAGCTCATTGATCTGATTGTTCAAAATATCAGTAGACATATTCAAATTCTCCTGTTTTTCTTTGCTGGAAAATAATTCTTCTTCTACTCTAACAGATACACCATTGGTGTTAGAAAACAAGTTTTTAGCAACAGAGGCATTAGAAAAATCAAACATATGATTGCTGTCAAATATAATACTGTCCGGGTTGGCAGGTCTTTCGACAAAGCCTTTTCCGGAAAATGTTATGTTTCTGAGCAGCCTTCCAACTTTATGCTCTTGATAATCTCCCTTTCCTCCATAGGATCGTAAATGTTGCGTGAGAAAGGATGTCTCTTGGTTCCGGGCTATGATATGATTTTCGTTGCTTGGGGTTACAACAGCATAATCAAAGCCCCGAAAGATACATTCCATCGACACAAACATTTCCCCGTTTTCTATTTTTGATATAAGATCTTCTGCTCTAGCTTGATATTCAGGATCTTGCCACTGTCTATAAATAACAGAAGAAACCAATAGATGGTAAAGGTCCGGAAGCTTGTCTACATTGACATTATCGTCGACAAGGTCAAATTTAGCGTCTACCGGCCAGCTACCTATAATCCCACCAACTATTTGTTTTTCATCGTGTTCTAAGTTGGCGGGTTTGTATTTAGGTGTTTCTTTGGCAGCCCACACTTCTGCACTATTAAAAACATCATCATTTTTATTCCAAGCAGTGCTAACTAGAATTGAAAAGGTCTGATAAACGTCAGAATCCCGATCTCCAGCTTGGGCCCGAATGGTCTCCATTACATTATTATATGATGTTTTCGGATAATCGGACGAAATAATTTTATTTAGTTGTAGGCTGTTCGTTTCTGGATAGGCGGGGCATAATTGAGATACGTAAGCTAAAGAGGTCTGTTCCTTGATTTGTGCTTCAAGACCAGCCTCTTTTTCAAAATTAAAAATACTAATGTTATTCATGCATCACCTCTCGGGGGAAAATTACACCAAACTGTAAATTTATAAATAATTCTCTTGGTAGTACACGTAGAACGAAGCTCTTAGGTTTCTCATCTCTTCTACCGTAAGGCGTCGTCCTATCTCATTGGAAGCCTCGGAAATCCAGATTTCACACTCTTTATTTGCTTCCGGCGTAACGGGGGGAGAATTAACAGCATTAGCAATGGCAATCTCGTTAACTTCTTGTTGTGGGCAAAGACCGCAGAGTATTTCAAACTTTATCTTCTCTGCTTCCAACGATTCTTCTGAGGTTAGACTTCTCATATTTTTCTTGTCAAATTGCGCTAAAATTGCTGGGTTGATAAATTCAGAGACCTTGTCCTGTGCTTCTTTGGCCCACAATTCGAGGGACGCTCTTCTTCTGGGCTTGAATGTCCTTTTTTCTCGCGGAACATTGTCCCTAGAGTTTTTAGGCCTTCCGGGGCCCTCCTTTGTGTCTGTATCAGTATCTTCATTAAAGGGAAGCTTTAATTGTTTTTGCTTATCGGATTCGTCAGGAGAAGGTTCTTTTCTTTGTTTTTGCCTGAGCTCTAGGGCAGATTTGTCCCCGTCTTTTTCTTCAAGCTTCAGACCGACCTGACTCGGAGAGACAACCCCCGTTTGGAGAGCAACCTTTTCTAAGGAGAATTCTTTGTCTACAGCATGATAAGGACTAATCTTTTCAGACATAGATCTACCCTCTCTTCTCTTGTTCTCGTTGGCAAGTCTCTTCCTTTCGATATCTGGCTGCGCTTTAACATTTCTCTGAACAAGCTCATCGCTGATGATATTTCTGTCTGCTAAACTAATCATTAGCTGGGTCATGGCAGCGGGGTCATCTAGGTACATAAAGTCGAATTCTAGTTTGGCGCAAAACCGGAAGCCCATTGTTTCTTGGACAATCTTGGTCTGCTCCCTCCAAAAATCAATAAGAATGTTTCTTACATAATTTAGTCTCTCGGTAAGGGTTTTGAGGGATATAAAATTATTTGTCGTCCCGGTTGCCCCGAATGTTCCTGTAAGGGTGGGCGGAATACCAAGACACGCATAAATGGCCATTAGGGTAGGCTTGTACTTCTCTTCTCCCAAAAACCGCTGTACGTCTGTTCCCGTTTCTATCAATTCAATGTCTGGACCCCACACTATGTCAATAGTGCCCCCTCCTACGTTAGTTCCTAATATCTCTCCCAAAGATGCTGCGGCAGTTGAAGTAGGGGCCAGCTTGTGCTCTAAGCTCCCTAGCTTCCAAACTCGAATTTTTGATATAGCGCCGTCTAGGGCAGCTTGATCAGCTAGCTTAAGCTTCTCATATAAAAGCAAATCCTTAAAGCACGCATACGTCATTGGATCAGCCCATTCTTGCCAATCGTCTTTTTTGTAATGCAAAAAGAATGTTTTGTCAGAAGGAAGTAATACCCCTTTTTGGGTTTCGGCTGCGATTAGAACCTCATCCGGAATTTGTGACAACAAAGACCTCTCAGCCAACATTCCACTGTTCTGTAATTTCTTTAATTCTCTTCTTATGCCATTGGGAAGCTTCATTTTGTAAAGCTTGGTCCCTGTCATATTTGAAAGGGGACCTCCAACAACATCTATTAAGAGAGGGTCAAGAAAAATATACTGCCAAGGAAGTTCTCCTTTTTGGAAGTCTTTGTTGTTAATTATGGCCTGCATGTCTGGAGTCGCAACAGATTTTTGCATTTCAAGTCGTTTTTGTTTACTTAACTTGGCAGTCTTCATCCTTATTGGAACATTGGCTTCTCGAAACAGAAGATTGCAGATCCTTTCCGAAACAAATTTTCCTTTAACACGATTAAACCAATCGTTATAAAACTTTTCTATCCTAGGATTTTGGTGAACCAAACGGATTCCTTGGCACGCAAAATCACCCATCAAGTCGATGGCATTGCGAATGAGACCAATCCTCCTATAGGCAGCACGGGCAAAGGCAATTATTTCCTTTGGTCTTCTCGGTATGGCACTTCCCGGACGAAACCAGTCAAAATCAGCCTGCCCCAATCCGGGGCGTCCGCTCAGGTTGGTCGTTAAGTCAGAAAAGTCTCTTGTACGAGAACCTAAGCTTGCAGAAGTAAACTCTGGAACTGCCTCACTATAAGCTGCTAAGGCTCGATCTCGATCCTTGGGATCTTCAGAATCCCAGCTAATATAGGCAGCGCCTTCCGGGAATTCTGCTTCCTTGCTACGGGGATATTTTCTTTTTGCCACTATTTTCTCCAGTAAGTATTGAACTTAAAAACAATACCTATTACCCTTACACCAATGACTAATGTTTCCTGCGAATTGCAAAACATGTGTTATCATTGATACCCTTGGCCCACTCGGGCCCCATATACATGTCTTTATTTTGGTTCCCTGCTCCTGTTTGTCCCGCAATTCTTCCTATGGATTGATAGGTAGGAGGGGGTAGCTCTCTATATATTGTTCTAGCTATCATATTTGCTATAACTAAAGCACTGTATCTGTCCTTTCTCATTCTTCCTTTCTTTCCTGTAGCTAGCTTTACTTGCGGAGTGTCCCATCTTTCTCGTCCCGAGGGAGTTGAGCTGATTATAATGCCTGATAGTTCATCTTTAAGTTCCTCAATTTCCATTACAGCATCCTCTAAAGTATCATAGAGCCTGAGAGCGTTCGTTTCTCCAGTTTTTTGTTTGATTTCATTAAAAAATATTTTATCTTTCTCGGTCATAAGGCTTAATGTTAATGTATCAAATCTTGGAAATAACAATACTTTATCTTCCAAGTCCTTTCGTAACCCATGATTAGCCTGAGATGTCCAAGTAGCACTGGCAAAATTAACAAGTTCTAAAATATGATCTCCTGCTAAATCGTCTGTGTCTTTGGACTTACCCTCTTCAATTATTTCATATATTGGCCTTTCTCCTTCTCGGAGCTTGTCTAGGTCTCTTAAGGATTCTGCAATAGTATATCCTCCTCCTTGAGAGTCGATCCCAATACGAGGGCACGGAAAAATCTTAAGCAAATCACGAATCTTTCTTGAACAGAAACTATAGTAGTCGTGACTGTCAGTCAATCCAAACTTTTGTCTTCCCTGAAAGTCTTTTTTGTTTGTACTCCATGAATAGACAATTCTTTGGTGTTCGGGTCTAAGCTCTAAAACAACAATGGCAAAATTATCTTGTTCGGAAGCCGGATCTATTCCCATTACATACGATAGGCCCGAAGACCCCCCTGTTACAGCATCAAAGGGCGCTGGGCACCATATTGGCCATCCCGTTTGCTCACAATTTCCATCGGTTGCTACGCAGGAATGGATGAGGCTTCTCTTGAAAAATCCTTGGCTATCGGAAGTAAAGCAAGCCCCATATTCCATTTGATAGATTCCATTATGCATAGTAGCGCGAGCTCTTGCTACTTGTTGGTCATCCATAAATCCTTCCGGAATTAGCTCATAAGGGATTCTTATGACGGAGAAACTTTTCCAATCCAGTCTTTTCATGTACTCTGGAACTTCGTCCGGATCTTCTCCCGTTTCTTCTGCAATCCTTTTGAAGTCTCCTCTATTCTGAATAGTGGATTTATATTTTTTCCAATAGGAGGCATATGGCTCGAATTCGTATCCTGCCGTTCCTGAGATGATGGACTGGTTTGATCTTTTATCTTGATAAACTTCCTCGAACCTGTCCTCCCAAGTCCCTTCCTCCTGCATTCTTTTTCTACGAGCAGCGTCTTTTACATTTTCTGTTGGGTTGCTAGACACTGCCGTAAAGCCAGCAACAACAGTTTCATAAATGTGAGTAGGAATACTATTGAACTCATCGGCAATGATGGTATGGGCACGCAAGCCACGAATTTTAGTACCGTCTCCAAGAGGAACTGCCATTGCCCAGCTATCATTAATCCGCATCGTACACCTATCGACATCTCTACGGGGCCCGCTATTGTCCGAACACAAGCTCTTTAGTAGTGGGGCATTTCTCCAAATGGTATCCATATATTCAAAAATAACTTTTGACTGTCTGAAAGCAGCACCCACTATAACTATTTTGGTCTCTGGAATTAGCAGGCACCTCAGAAGAGCGTACGCAGCGAGAAGATAAGACTTTCCAAAGCCACGACTTGCCGTATACATAGGAAAAGATCGTTTCCAAAGCTCTCTCAATATTGCTGTTTGAACAGGCAATAAATCTACACCTAAAAGTGTTTTTACTGTCCACTGAAAGTAATCTGGATTTCTCATCAATCTCAATACGTGGAGATGCAGGTTGTCCTTTTCCTTTGAAGATAGATTAGAGAGGGGGCTTTTAATGTCTTTTACGTCGGCGGAAGTTAGCCCCAGCCAAGCATTTTCTACAGAGTCAATATTAAAGGTGGAGCTCATGTGTTTTTCTCATAATTCTAAAGGCAATTTCTTCTGCGCGTTTTTTATCTCCGCAAGCAATAACATGTACACCGTATTGAAGCTGTGCTGTGGAGATGACTCGTAACATATACTTGCCTTTTATCCGGAGACTTGACCATCGGCTAGCTGGTATATTAGACCCCTTTGGGTAGTTTTCTATTTCGTGCCAACCAAATTCAAGAAGAAGAAATGGATGTTGAAAAGAAGACATCCTTTCAAGCTCTTTGTGGAATCTTTTTTCTCCACAGTTTTTAGCAAGCTCGGCTACACTTTCTTTTCTTTCAATGCAAAGAAGGTGTTCCATATCTTCTATAGTGTAGTCCCCAATTTCTACTTTGGCTACAAGGGTTCCTGCGCAATAAGCGTTTTCATCAAACCACCAGCCATGATCTTTCTTTTCTCTGGTATCTCTAATTACAGTAAATCTAGTCATCTTTGTCGTTTTGCTCTTTTAGCTTGTTTAATGCTTGCCACTCTAAGAGTTTAATAAAAAATTTAGAATAAATCTCTTCGTTTCCAGTAATTCTTTTGTGACATTTCTTACATAGCGTTATACCATTGGATACATCAAACCTAGATGCCGGAAAGTCAGACCATTTTAGTATGTGGTGGATTTCTAGTGTTTTAGTTGATCCGCATGCAGGCCACTGACATTTATTACCATCTCTGCTTTTAACTTCTTTTCTGAACCTTGCATAGGCGGGGCTTTTCATGTCCCGTGAGAGACTCTGTTTCCTGCGAAAGTTTCTAGAGTATCGTCTGCGGCTCGGTCTGCGCTTCTTCCGGCTGTTCATTGCTAATATCGCTCTCTAGCATTCTATGTACAAGGTCTGTAAAGCTAACTTTTCGTTTCCAATCTAACTTGTCTTCTGCCTTAGCAGGGCTTCCTCTCAAGTAGTCAACCTCTGCCGGTCGATAAAATTCCGAATCAATAACGAAATAGTCTTCATAATTGCTTATCCCTATATATTTAAAGGCTTCGATAAGAAACTCACGAACACTATATGTTTCTCCAGTTGCAATAACATAATCTTCGGGTTCTTCCTTTTGCATCATTAGCCACATCGCATTAACATAATCTTCGGCATGGCCCCAGTCTCTATAGGCATCTACATTGCCTAGGCGTAGCTTGGGAAACGACGGGGTTCTCATCATGTCTATATACATACGTCCTGTCGGAACGCTTATGGTATCTTCTCCAATGATAAATCGAGGCATCTTTTCTTGTTCTTGTCGACTGAGTTGGTGTCGGGTATTTTTTTTCTCCCATCTTAAGAAATCTCCAATCCATTTTGTAATCTTTCTGGTTACAAAGCTTTCTCCTCTTCTTTCGCTCTCATGGTTAAAGAGAATGCCGCAACAACCAAATATTCCGTAGCCCTCTTTGTAGATTCTCACAAGATGGTGAGAAGCTAGCTTTGCAGCAGCATACGGACTCTGAGGCTGAAAAACCGTGTCTTCATCTTGAAACTTGACTGGCTCAATCGGTGAGTGTTTTGCGTCTGCTATCATTGGAATGTAAGTGTCAAAGTTTTTTCCGAACATCTCCGATGTGGAGGCTTGATAAAATCGTGTATCTGGAGAAAATCTTCTAATCGCCTCTAAAAAGTTAATAACGCCAATTGTGTTTACTTGGAAAGTATAGTCTGCCTGATCAAAAGATGTCTTTACGTGAGACTGCGCTGCAAGATTATAAATTTCGTGTGGTTTGTTCTTCTCGACCACTGAATACACTGATCCGGAGTCTGATATCTCACATTCTATAATTGAAAAATCGTCTGAATCAATATGGCTAACTCTATCTTCTGTATTGGTGCTGGTTCGTCTTTTTAGCCCTATAACTTCATAGTTTTTTTCTAGAAGTAGCTCGACTAGATAAGACCCATCCTGTCCGGTAACGCCGGTTACAATTGCCTTCTTTTTCATCATTCTTCATCCTTTACAGTGTCTGCATTTAAAAAAGGTTGGTCTACAATCCCATCCTCATATTTATGATATTCCGCCAATGACTCAACCGCTTTATCTGCGGCTAGTTTGTGAATTTCCATATCCATTCCTTCACGCTTACGAACCTCAATATCGTCAAGTTGTTTTAACCAAGCTGTAAAGTTTGTCTTTGCGTCCTCTGTGTTTCGCTTACGTTGCTCTCTAGTACCCTTCAAATCTTTAAGCAATCGTTCCTTCTTGGTTAGAAGTTTCTCATGTTCATTAATGTATGCCGATTTAGAAGCATACGCAGCGCCAAGTTGCGTCTGGAAACTTGCGAGAGCCTGAGTGTCTTGCATTGGAGTAGGTTTATCAATTTCATCGTCAATAAGCTTATTTAATCTTTCGATATTAGTCATCACTTCTTGACGATCTTCCATCCCTCGATTAATGAGAACTTCTGTGCGAATAACCTCTAGAATCTGCATTTCCTCTGTATGAGTAACATCCTCCCCAAACTGTTTGAAGTAATCTATCCACTGATGTTCAAAGAAAATAATCTCAGGACCACCCATTTGTTTTTTAAGTTCTTTATAGTAATACCGACCTCGCAAGTGAACGAGCAGATGTTCATCGTCCGTCATATTCCTTGCCTTAAGGTTCTCCTTGTCAATGAACTTTTGGATGGGAACTGAAGTCCTGTTGAGATGACGTGCAATCTCTTCCGCAGAAAGGTCAAAGCAATTCTGCCGTATGTAGTTCATTTCCCCATTTGAGAGCTTACCACGTTTCCGGGTCAATATCATTCTCCTTTAAGATGTTGCTTATCTGGTCTAATATCTTTTGTCTTCTTACTTTAGAAATTTTTAAACTATTAATAAGCCTAATCCAGTCTTCCCTCAAGTAAACCGGCATATTTTTGTCTAAAAGCATAAAAAGATCGTTACTGAAAACAATATCAGATGCTTCGAAAGATTGTGGGTGCTCAAATATCGCTGTATAAGAACTCATTAGATTCCTCTTTGATGCATTACGATCCATCCATCCCTTGTAAAGCCCACAATCCATTAGGTTTTCAAACTTCGTACACCCGCTATCAGATTTCTTACATTCAGGGTCATACGCATTGAGGGGGCAGTGTTCGCAAGGTTTTTCTGGTCTACCGTAATTGTTCCTTTTGAAATTGTATAATCGGTTCCTTACATGAATCCATAGGAAATTCTCAAGGGGGCGTACGCCATCCCAAGAACTCATCCCCTCCCATGCAAACAAGGAAGCCTGCTGTTTCATATCTTCAATGGTATGATAACCAAACTTAAACTTTGGTCCAAGTCGAGAAGATATCCTGTCGATAATTTCAATTATCTCTTGTTCCGATAAACTTGTCATTTCCCTCCGCGTGTACAACCTCTGCTTCCATGTTATCTATTTCGGTAATGAAATCCTGAAGAACGAGCACCGCATAACCTGAAAATGCGTCAATGCTCACTTCAATCGAATGGATTCCATCAACCGCCTCTCCTGTCTCTGCGTCGACAATTTCTGTCTTCGCGGGATCTCCAGTATAGATCAACTTAAGTTTCATTCTTTTCCTCGGGGCAGACGCCGCTTTCATTAATTAAATTAGCTATTGATTTTTCCTCTTTCTCTTCCTCAAGCTCAGCACGAACTTGTTCTGCAAGATCGTCAGACGGCTTAACATGAAGTTGAGATTTTACAAATTTTGGATCTTTCATTATAATCTCCAGTTTTAATAAACACAACCGATGTCAATGCGACTACAATATTATATACACGAATTACCAGTTTTTGAAAGGTAAAATTATGAAAAGAGAGATGAACAAGTTTAAATTTGCAGGACTTGTTGTCATTGCCGGTATTCTAATGTGGTATTTTTGCCCATGGTTTATCAGGCTTGTAGGGCGCGATGGTCCTTCTGAACTAACGCCTCCT